TGAATCTTTGTTCTAAAGTATGAATAAAAGAACTAATATTATGGTATAACCCTTGAGCCCATGAATGTAAATATTCTATATAACCTCCATTTTTTTCTAATTCTTCAGCTATTAAAGGGTTTATTTGTCTTATATGCTTTCCTATATATATTTTACTATTTGATGTTTTTTCTAAACAAAATTTCAATAACTTGTAAGTTTTAACACCTATAATGTCTTGCAATTTCATCAATTTTATCAAATATATAAATTTCTGATATATATCTTTACCCGACCAAGCTGACATATCTCCATTGTGATAAAATATGACTTCATCCTCATCATCTCTTCTTTTTTTATTGAGTATTTTAGTCGAATCTCTAATTAGAGATATTTTATCTTTTTGACTCTCCACAACCATCTCTCTTTTTTCTATCTTATTTAATTTTTTAAAGATTTTTTGCACTATACCTGTTAAGAACTTACCTGCAACATTTTGCTCATATATTTCTCTAGAGGCTTCATATTGACTTTTTTTTTGCTAACATTAATTCATTAGCATCTATTCTCTTTTCCATGACACATTTCATAATTTTGTTATTTATCTTGATAGCATTCACTGATTCATCTTTAGAAAATTCATTAGATAAAAAAGTTATCAAATTTGCCATATTTGTAGTTTTCACTTTTTCTACAGGATCATTTTTCATTGCTTTTCTCATATTTACTGAATCTGATTCTAGCTTAAGTATTAATTCAGATTCAAGATATTCTATCATTTTATCATCCTGAAGATCATTATAAGAATCTTCTTTCTCTTTTTCCTTTTTAAAAAGTTTAAGAGATTGATCTAAAGTTTCTATTATGAAAAATTTATCTCCTAAATCAGGCATCATGTACTTATGTATAAGACCTTTGTTTCTTTTTTCTTCTTTCTGCATATAATCATTATTTGATTTAATTGTTTTGACAAATGATTGTAAATCATGATTGTAGTTGGTAGTATCTTTAAAAGCAAAAGTGTAAAAAACAGACATTTCAATTAATTCTTCGAAATTCCTTGGTTCTAGTCCCATATAAGAAAAATGTATATTCTGAATATTTATGTCTATCCTCTTACTAATTATTTTATCTTGAATTTTCTTTCCTTTTTTAATATTTGACACAAAATCAGAAAATATGCTTCTAGAGTAATAATAAAGAATAGGTCTATCAACAAGTTGTTTGCCAAAGTATTTATTAACAAGATTTTGAGCTTTACTAAAAGCAGACATTGCTACAATATTAGAATACTTAGAAAAAGAAAGCATACATTTTGAAAAAGTTCCATTGATGAATAATAAATTATACATCTTAAAAAAGAATTTTTTTAAAACTTCGATCTTCTGATTTCTCACATAAAACATAAAACATAAATTTAACAAATCAAAAAATATTTCAGATTTGTGTATTAAATCATCATATGAGAAATTTAACATATTGCTATAATACTGATTATATTCATTGTCAAAGTTTTTAAATATATTATGTTCTTGCATCACAGGAGTGGCAGTTGTAACCACTAGAAGATTTATTCTAGACATATTTGACATTAACCTTTTACTCGTTAGTATTATAGCGCTTAAATCAAACATGTTTTCTGACATTTTAGTAAAATTTCCCTTTTTAGTAGCATTAGAATAAGTAGCTTGAGCAACATCATACATGAGAACTGACAATTTATAACAAAATTCAATTTCATGATTAATAAATTTATTTAGAAACTCAGAAAATTGATCATTGAAGTTGCTCATATGAGGAAGGTCATATTTGGAAAAAAAGAAGTCAG